AAAAAGTCTGGCTCTTCAAAATCCTCTCGGAACTGTTCCTCAAAAGCACTTAACCAATTATTAATATCGTCCGTTGCAGATAGGTCTATGCTAAAAGGTTCGTAGTTTACTACAAGGTTAGGATCTTTTACATCAGCAGCGTAATGGGAGTTAGGTCGAGAGGGTACTGAGAAACTAAACCTTGCAGTTATATCCATGTCATCAGCTGGGTTAGTTATGACAATGGTATTGGTAGGTGAGGTCTGATAACCACAGCCATTCCAACTGGTGCAATCACCTTGAACAGTTATGGTGTTATTGTATTCAATGCCATTGGAATCTACAATGCCAAGGCTAAGGGAGGTTGACTGTTCGTAAGAGTTCCAGAACCAAATCTCTGCATTGAACTCAGCAGAACTTACTCCTTGTATTTCGACTGGCGTGAGGTGGTCCGAGAGCGTGATGGTCTGCTCACGATATTCGTCATGGACACCAGCAAGTATACTACTCCCATGATAGTGGTCATTAGTACCAGTCCAATCATCCATAAAATTATTAGAAAGAAGGTTACTACTGACATCGGCATTTGTCTTTGCACTTGCAACTAATACCACAAACAAGGAAAGGAATAAGTATACCCAGCATCTCATTATCTAGCTCTGTTGTCTTGGTTCTCTAAGGCTTTGACCTTAGCTTTAATTTCTTCACGCTCCTTGTGTTCGATAACATCAGGTCTCAAGTCTGGATACTTATCCCACAGCCTTTGTGCTTTGTTACCAATCTTACCCTCAAATGGACACGGAGTACCAGCAGACATCATAGCTCTAAACACGATAGGATCTTGACAAAGGATAGCAATCCCAGCTACCTTCATCTGATGTACTGTTGCTAACTCTCTAGCTAACTTTATTCTTACACAGTTCTCATCAATAGCAGAAGAGCTTGAACTAAATCCAAACACACTTGATTGTAATCCGAGTGAACTTCCCAGGTGACAGACATCTATACCTGAACTGGTAGGTGGAGCAGAGGCAGTTGAAACATTTGGATATGATTTACTATTGGTGGTGTTCGTAGTTGTGCTGGTGGTGGTACTCTCACTTCCTGATTGGAAATTGGTCGTTGAGGAGCTGGTATATCCTCCTGAAATAAGAGTATTATCACCACTCACATTGTTGTTATCATCACCGATAACTTCTGTTCTTGAACACGCCATAAAAAGTATGGCTAGTATAACTACACTTACGATTCTCTTAATCATTTTTTCTTCAACAAGTCTATGCCTTTTAATCCATAGATACTACCAACAACACCAACAAATAATCCTTGATACCAGAAAGGCATGTTCGAGAAGTAATCAAAGAATATATCGAGCTTGGCTCTTATGTCTGGATCATCTGTAAACACAGAGTATGCCAGTAGTAATATCGGTATGCTTATCAGTACAAGAACGAACTCATCTTTCCATCCTTGGTTCTGATTAGCCATAATAGCCTGTTGATATTCAATCTCACCATTCGCCATTTTCTCTGCATGTAGCAGTTTTGCTTGGCTCATAGCAACCTTGCTCTTCTGGTGGTTACCGAATACATCTATGCCTGTCTTTAAGACAGAAGGTAGTAGTGATAGAAACATTACATCAACCTCGTAATTCCAATAAGTATGCCTACGATACTGCCTAAGAAAAGAACTCCTTTGACTGCACCTTTTCCATAACTTAATTCAGTTTTTAGTTTTACTATATCTTCAGAGTTCTTCTCCACATCTGCATGGATATGCTCTAGTTTTTGAGCTAAATACTTTAGTGTAATTTCATCATTGGGCATGGGTGGTAATTCCTGTCTAAGATGTGTAATGGGTTATAGTCTATTGATTCAAAGTACATTAGCTAGGCTCTGTAGGATAAGTAACAGAGTTTGGAAAACCAGCTTGTGATGTTATATCACGAAGTGCTTGTCTGTAAGTTTTCCAGTTGTCTGCAAGTGTTACATCACTATTAGCCATCCAGTCTGTAGCTGCTAGTAGTTCATCACGTTTCTCACGAACCTTTGCAGCAGCTCGTGCATCTGCACCATCAGCCCATGCTTGTTCTTCAGCGTCTCGTGCAGTTTCTTCATCTGCTGTTAGCTGTATTGTTTCTCCGTTTACATTTTTAAATCTTGGCATATCGTTTCCTTTGTTGTTATTTTATTATGAATTAACTATGCCAAACATAGTAATTTCTCCACTCTCAATGTTGCCTGCTGAAAAAGCAAATTTAATTGCATCAGTATCTTCAGCAGCTAATCGTGCAATAGTACCACCATTACTTCGTATGGCAGGTATAATATCACCATTTGTATCTTGGGTTGCAATTCCAACAGTCACCATTGTTGTGAAAGCAGCTAAATGTGGTGCAATTAAATGAGCTATACCACTTACTCCAAACTCGTTTGTATCACTTCCAACATTACCAGCTTGTGCTGATACTTGAAAACCAGTGAAAGCATTAGTATTGCCACTGTAGTCGCCTGAAGTTGTGTCAAAGCTACTGCCACCATCTGTTGAATGATACCCAAACAAAACAACATTATCATTTACAGGTATTACATGTTGAAAGTAAAATGCATAGTGGTCATATTTTGATGCATCAAACTGAGTAAATGTTACAGATGCTGCATTAGATATAGCACCACTAGAGACAATAAACTCTGTACCCCCACCACCAGCTAGAGTAGCAAAGGTAGGTGGCGCACCAGCACCTGCTGAAGTTAAAATTTGACCTGCCGAACCTGTGGCTACGGCAACTGGGTTACCAGATGCATCAAAACTAATTATGTTTCCATCAGTACCAGATGCCATTTTAGCAAGGGTTATTGCATTGTCTGCTATCTTAGCAGTTGTTACTTGTGCATCTGCTATATGGGCAGTATCAATAGAACCATCTGTGTAGTGTTCACTATCGATAGCATCATCTGCTATCTTAGCACCAGTAACTGCATCTGCATTTATCTTAGCTGTAGTTACAGCATTGTTTGCTATGGTCAATGCACCAGTATCAGCAAGTGTAGCATCGCCAGACACTACGTTATCGATAAACTTAGATGTACCAGTATCATACAATAACAATGCACCATCTGCTGGGGAACTTAAGTTGGTATCACTTGCCGCATCTATAGAAAATGTTGTAGCAATAGCATTGTAAGAGCTACCATCAAAGAACTTAAGTGTGTTACTTGTAGTGTTAAATGCTAAATCACCAGCATCATTATCAGAACTAGGATCAGAGCTACCTACTCGATACCTAGCCGCAAAACTATTTACACCAGAAACATTACTAGCAACAGTTGCTATGTTAGCCACGACTGTACTACTAGCAAGAGTGTTTAAATCTGAAACAAAATCTGAAGTAGCAAGAGTATTGAGGTCTGAGACTACATCACTGGTTGCAAGTGTATTTATATCTGAAACTATATCACTGGTTGCAAGGGTGTTAAGGTCAGAAACTATGTCCGATGTTGCTAGTGTATTAAGGTCAGAGACTATGTCTGAGGTAGCAAGTAAGTTTATATCGCTGACTATGTCTGACGTAGCAAGTGTATTTAGATCTGAGACTACATCTGTGGTAGCAAGGATTGCCATATCGGCTATGACAGAACTATCAGCTAGGAGAGCCATATCGGCAATAACATCTGACGATCCTAGTAGAGCCATGTCTGCTACAGCAGCACTCGTACCTAGCAAACCCATAGCTGTTACGTTGGCTGAGGTGCCAAGCAATGCTATCTCTGTGGATACACCAGCTAATGTATCAATGTTAGTAGTAGTAGAGCCTAGCTCTAAAGCTGTACCATTGCTATCGAACTTAACAATCTTGTTAGCGTTGTTCGAGGCTGTTGCATCGTAAGGAAACTGTAAAGGACCAGAGGTTCCTGTACCTGTTACTGTTCTTTTGGTTGATGGTTTTAGTTGGATAGACCTATCCATCATCTCTTTGAGTTGTTGCTGTCTGATAGTTAGGTTATCAAACTCTGTCTCAAGAGTAGTTGGATTGTTGACTTGTCCTACTTGGAAAGATGTTGTCCTTGATAAAGGCTGGTCTCCGATAATAGTAATCAGTTCACCACTTGACGTAGCCGAACCAAAGTTCACAGTACCTGTGCCATCTGCATTGAGTGCCACAGTATAGTGTGTGCTTAGTTCTTTGAGTGTGTCATCTACATATACCTGTATCTCAGATGCTGCATTGACTTGGAAGTTAAAAGTAAAAGCTGTCTGCCCTGTCGAGGTAGACTGTACTCTTCTTGCTACTTCATTAATGTCAAAGGTTGCCATGTTATGTTCCTACTTGTTGCCAATTCTTGCTCTAAGATCTGGTTGATTATCCAAAGTAACTTCAGATGCCCTATCTTTGTATTGTTGATAAATGTGTTGAACAAAATCTTCTTTTCCATTAAAATTTTCATTTTTAGCTGGAAGTTTACGAAAGTCGTCATCCTGTATAAGCTTATCAAGAGCTTGTCCTAAAGTCAATGCTTCACCATTAAAGATTTCATCATCAGCATAGTCTTTAAGAACTATTTTTTCACTTGTTAACATATCTCTGTAAAGGTAATATTCCTCAGATTCAATGTCGATGCCCAAATCTTTCTTAATATTATAATGAGATATTAGAG